GCCAGGAACCAGTGCTGCCCTGAATTGATAGGAACTCATTGGAGTTCTCTCCACACCAATTAACTCTGGCGTGTTGCGGTATCAAATTGTTCAATTCGGGAAGATCAACCCACCCAAGAGTGAGTGACATCTTTTGTTCAATGGCAAGTTGCACAGTAATTGGGATTTTGTACAAATTTTCGAACAATGATCTAGCACTCATTGGTATTTTCGCTTCACCAATGCGTTTTGACAACAAGGTGCCACTATGTCGTGGCATCATAGAGCAAACAAATTCACCAAGTCTAGAATAATAATAACCAGACATTTCACGAATCGTCTGGTGCTTATCAACTAACGTTTTCCATTCAATTCCATAAGATTCAGCTGTGCGTATGAGATGCAAACCCCAACAATGTAAAATTGGGCAATCCCGATACTCACAGCACATTGACGCACCTTTAGCATATGTCAACAACACACGTTTGCAAAAGGGTAACTCATCTGACTCAAATGACCACCCAGAATTTAAAAGAGTATAAATTGGCTCAGTCATCATTATATGTGATTCAGCATCAAACACTGTACCACAAAACGACGCTTCATTTAAGTCATGAACAACACGGGCTTCAAGTTCGAAGCCCAACTGAGAAACATCAACTTTGATTTGTTCCGTATCACAGTCCATTGGCACTGCAAACAAACCATCATCACCTTCAATCATTCCGTGAATCTGTGGCAATTGCAATGATGGATATTGCCTATGCAGACAATAACTCATCAAACAAATATTTGTAAAACCATTACCAAGAGATGTAAACATGTCGCCTGACATTCGGCAAACAGGAAGCTCAACAGTAACGGAGTTGAACTTACAAACTATGGGGCGTGTAAACATCACATGTAACAATGAGATAAGCCACTGAGGACAATGCTGAAAAGCCTTTTGGTACAGCATAAATTCACATGACAATTGAAATTCGGAAGAAAAGGAACCTTCAAATTTTGAATAGTCAGTTTGGAAAAGTTTAGACGGAGAAACATTCAAACGAGCGACGACCCAATCAATTAACGCATCGGGAGGTATGTGTTTGATGAAGAACCTACCAAAATCACTGGATGGATCAGTCACCATTTTCTCCAATCGATGGATAAAACCACCAAGCAATAGTTTCAACATTGTGCATGGACCTTGGATAGATCGAGGGGTTTTTCCATCAGCGGCATAAAATTCATCTTTGATGAAGGATTTACGAATTAATAAATCATGAGTAAATGTTCCAGGTTTACCAACAACACCAGAAAGGATATCATTATTGATAATGGGAAAATTTGGTATCAAATAATCATGAAAATACCGCCGATAACTAAACTTTTGACGTCCTGTATATGAACTTTCATTCATCCATTCCTCAAACAATTGAACAAAATCAATATCGGTTTGGGACAATACAGGACCATATTCAGACACAGCATCACTAACATATTTTTTAAACAGGAATAGTGATGCAGGAACAAAAAATGGATTCTTGTGCTCAAGAACAGTTTTAACTTTAACCAACCGCTGCATGACAGCTTGCAGTGGCTGACGTGGATCATGGGAGTTTATGGTGTGATTAACACCACCACAAACCCCCGCGGCCAACGTAGTGATTTGATTTCTTATCTTGACGTGGACATGTCGAATCTTGAACCGGAAAGGATAAATATCATGTTCCATCACATTGTATTCGTTAAAACTGTGCCCCGTAAGTGACCGGGGGTCCATTTGAACGGCTGTTGACACACCATCCTTAAAACCCTGATTGATGTCTTCAAGGTTCAAGTTCTGCTGTTGGTTAATCAAAGCACCAATCAGCACTGTCGTTTTCAATGTTTCAATAGTTGTGTACCGTGAGCTGACATCAAATTTTCGCAACACAACATGCGCATTTGATTTGAATTCCGTAACATTCAATTGTTGTGAATTTCGCAATAATTGAACCAAAAGCGTCATATTGATATTGACAGTATGATATGAACTTGTTTTATGAATGCCAAATAAGTTCACGGTCATGTGTTCATGCTTGTACGGGACCTGAAGAAAAACGGAAGGCTTGACCTGATGGGAGTGATTGTCTGATCCAGCCAACTCATTCAGCTCGATAGGACGAACCAAATGTGAGTCAATCTTGTATAATGACACGTTTTCTTCGCGAAGAAAATATTCGTAGGCAGTCGTAGCACACACCCCAACGAATGACAAGCCAGCAGCAATGAATCCACCACGGCGGGTAAATTTTGAAACAATGTGGGTAGTTGCAATCCCAACAATTGCAACACCAGTTATTCGCAATAATGAACTCGCATTATTTCGAATATATCTCTTGAACGTAAGATGTCCCAACTCCAAATCATGAACAATGTCTGATGTCAAAGTTTTCTTGCCGAACTCCTTAACATCACATTTCTGTATCAATTCTGAAGGATATTCCCAAGACGTTGGATACTCCTCATCAAAATAATCAGCCTTGACCACTGAAGAAACAATTTTGGGTTCCAAAGTAAGACTATTGTTTTTTACACAATGCTCAACAGTCTTCTTAGGTGTCCGACGTTCATTGATTTCTTTGACTTCCAAATTTCGTAAAACAAAATCATTATCAACGAATTCGTAAACCTGAAAATCTGGTTTAGTCCAGTGATTGAGTTCATAATAGAATGCCATCATTTCACACATAGCCATGCGCTTAATTGTGTCATTGACAATACTCCATCCTGAATTGAACTTGCAATCAAAAACTCCATCAGCAAATTCAACAATGACTGGACCTTCCCTCTGAATCCCTAGTCCAAATGATCCAGTAACAGCTTCATTCGTTTTCCTGAAAACATCACATCCGGAAAACGTGGAATGAGCTTTCCATGTCGCATCATTAAAACAGGATGTCACTGATCCTGACTCCGAAGAAAAAGAGTCAGGTGTGACACTCCTAGGACTGGAAACACAAGTTGTACAACACTCAGTTGTTTTCGCTGAGGGCCTTGTGATTGTAACTGGTTCTCTCCTTGTAGTCAGTTGTTTTCTTCTACTAGGAGTGTATCGGGCTTTGCCAGAACTGGCAGAGCCGTCACTAATGCAAGGTTGCTCTCCCGAGACTTTTGCCACATGCTGCGCCCGCTTCTCACTTGGAGACGGGTATTCCATTTCGCTAAACATAGTAAGTTTTACAATTAATACGATAAACTTCAAAACGAG